GTTGCGAACCGGAGCCTGCGCGCCAGCGATGGTCAGCGTCGACTGTGGGTAACTGGTAAAGGTCTCGGGTGATCCCGAACGCTCTGCCGTGGTGGCGGAGTTGTTCGTGAAGCCGGTGACCCGGAAGTATTCGACCAGATTGGTGCTGGTCTGCTGGACGTTGAACAGGTCCCTCACGCGTGCAGCGCGGTGAGCCCTCTCCACAATCGCGTCACGCTGAGGCGTGCCGAACTGTGCAGGGGTGCCCGAAGGGAGTGTCGTGTAAACGTCCTTGCGCTGCCACATGCCGCCAAGGTCGCCCTTGACGTTGTATGGGACATGCATGGTCAGGCCGTTAGCGCCGCCATTCAGAGACTTGAACTCTTCCGAGTCGACAAATCCCTGACCAACGGAACCGGGAGAGGCCTCCTTGATCTCCGACACGACCTCAGGCTGTTCAGTCGATACAGAAGCCCAGTCCTGCATCTCCTTCTGGCCCTCCAAGGCTTCGATCTGCTCGCGCAGTTCCCGTGCCTTGGTGAGGTTCGCGCGAAAGCCCTGAAGGTGCTTTCCCTCAACCTGAATGTCGGGTCCGCCCTCTTCACGACCGGCCTCAGCGTGTTCGACAATTGCGTCGTTCTCGCTAAGGGTGTCGCGAAGGGCGGATTTCAGTCCCCGTAAATGGGAATCCTGAATCGCCATTATGGTTTACCTCGTGTGTAGGTGAATAGATGTACACGAGGTAAGCACCCCGCTGAAGATAATGCTGTCAGAAGTCTCCGTGTAAGTGACGGAGGGTCAGCACATATCTCCATCGCCGAAGTCATCGTCATCCATATTGGGCATCATTTGTTCAGGATCAAAGATGGTGTGCCCTGCGTAGGTGACACGGCTCGGCCACGTCAACTTCTTCAGATGATTAGCAATGCCCTCAAGTGCGCCCGCAGCGATCTGGGGAGGGACCGATCCTAAATCGACATGGTTCGGTTCGCCGGGGTCGTCTAACGAGAGAACAATCGTGATAACCGGGAAATGGCGGGCTTGCGGAATCCCCTCATCGAACAAAGGTGCTTTGCCGTCTTCAGGAAGCGGAGAAGTAGTCGCCTCGGAAGATTGACTCCCCTCGGGAGATGGGGATGAGTTCGACATCGAAGTTTCCGTCGCCTTCCTCGTAAGTGACCACAGCCATACCCTGCTGCCAGTCTTCCACTGCGTTCACAGGCCTGCCATGAGGGTCCGTTGACCCCTTCGTAGATGGTACCGCACCATCGATCCTGCACAGGCAACCGGGCGAGGCCGCGAGACTCCGCTTCGCTCCTTCAAAGGTGCGCCGGGTCTTGTGCTGCAATTCGATCCTGTGGATGTGGCCGTGGATCACGGACGTTCGTTCGTCGTCTACCACCGCTGCAACCGTTGAACCACGGCTTCTGGTGATGTGCCCGTGGATGCAGGCGAGGTTCTGGTTGACCCAGTAGATCCCCGCCGGGTACCCGCCGACATATTCGATGTTCAGGTGGGGCTCATTCAACCGGAGTAGAAACGGGACCGACATAACAGGCCAGTCCTCGGGCACCTCAGCCCGCTTCAGGTGTAGGGCAGCAGCCGTGTTAGCCGTAATCGACTTCTGGAGCCGTCGGTCATGGTTGCCTTCCAATAGGACGATGTGGGCGTCGGGTGCATTTGCCCTCTGCTCACATAGGAACTGGTGGCCACGGTCGATGGTTGTCTGGGTGGTCTTGGCGAATGCTGGTTCCTGCTCGAACTTGCCGAACTCGGCGAAGTCAAGGAAGTCCCCAAGGTTGACGATCAGGTCAGGGTCTACCGCTCGGGTGATTTGTAAGGCAACGTCCATGGACTCCTCATGGTGGAACGCATCCATGGTGCCGTCGTCATACATCCGATACCCGATTTGAGGATCGGGGAGGATCACGGCGGTCTTGAACTTGGACTTAGCCTTCTTCCCCTTGGGGGCAGGCTTGATTGTGATCGGTGCCGCCTGTTGAACCACAGGCCACTGCGGCCCCTCCGCCCATGCGGGAGCGATAACAACCGATATGCCGCCGAGGTCGTGTATCTCGGCTTCGCCCTCTTCGTTCTTGGTGATGCCCTGCCACTCGGAGATACGGACCTTCTCAATGGTCCCGATCTCTTCGGGTTCAATCCCTGAACGCTCTAGAAGGTCGGCGATCTTGCCAAGCCGTGATTTGGCTAACTCCTTCTGGAGATCGCCCTTCACGACTTAATGCACTTGTGTAGCCGATAGTTGCGTACCGCGTTGGGAGAAACGGGGTGCCCGTGGTTGGAGAGAACCTCAGAGATTTTGGTGCTTAGAACATCCACATCGTTGAGGGCGCAGAGAACCGATTCGGCCTCTTCGTCAGGGAGTTTCTCAAGGATGACGTCTAACTTGAAACGCTGGGTCGGCTTACCGCCGCCCTGCATCTTTGCGTATAGGTCCACGGGAGCCCCCAGTCGTCACCGGCTACCCCCACAGTCTAATCCACAGCCGACTCAACGGCCGTGGAGCCTTGTTACTCGCCCAAGTCGGCGTAAGTGATGAGGTCGTGGAACTCACGCAGTTCCGAAAGGTTCAAGCCGTCGACCTGATCGTCGGCCTTCTCCTCTTCGACGTCCTCAGTGACGGTCTCTTCGACCGTCTCGTCGGCCTTCTCAGCCTCTTCCTCGGCTGGGGCCTCAGCCTTCGGGGCCTTGGCTGGCTTGGCGTCGCCGCCTGCCGGGGAACCTGCGACAGCCATCTGCTCTGGCGTCAATGTCCCACCATGGCTCAGGTCTGCGACGACCTCTGGTGCAGCAGCACCCGCGCCCTCAACGCGCTCCGATGAATCGGGTGCGGTGTTCGAGAAGCCGGGGGCATCCCCGCCCTTCTCTTCAAGGTCAGAGAGGCGCTCCGACAGGGTGTTAAGGGCCGCTATGGCCTCGTTGATGACTGACTGAGTGCTGATGACGCCGGTATCGGCTACTTCGGCCTCAGTCGTCTCGGTGCTTTCGGCGTCATTAGCCATGATGTCCTCCAAAGTGGACTTGATTTCGGTTATGTCGGCGCCCTCGTCAATGAGTGCGTCTATTTCAGTGAAGTCAAAGCCAGCCAGAGAAGCCTTCAACTCCAAAATCTCTTCCATTTCTTCATCTGACTTCAAGTCAAGCGGCTTCTCGCCGCTCTCGCGATAGTGACGGGCGAGATGGTTGTATACGCCCTTCCTGTCGCTACCCCGTAATACGCTGCCCCCACGGGCACCGTTGAGGCTTCCAATGCCTTCACGAAGACCCCCTAGAGCCGCAGCCCCCGGTGATCCGTCACTACTGACGTAGTGGTGGATGAAGGAGTAGTTCGTCTTGAAGGTGGGGTCCTCCCCATTCTTCAAGAAGGCAAAGATCTTCGAGTAGTAAGCCTTGTCGGCCGGGGAGCGCACGTTCTTGTACATCGATGGCTTCCACGGACGGTCGTCAGCGAATCCAACAGCGTGACCGGCGATCGGACCCTTCTCTTCCTCGGATTCGCCGATAGGTGTTTCCTTCACGGAAACGGTGGCCGTGCCCGGAGCAGCACCGAACAGCACGGGTGAATACTCGTACCACTCAAGGCGCTTGATATGGCGAACGCCTGTCTCGCCCTTCATCTCCGAGCCGCCCTCGGGGACGGAGTAGCCGATCGACCACTCCTGCTCCCCGCCGAAGAACTTGATGTCCTCGTAAGCCTCACGGCCACGGGTGGTGTTGAGATTGAACTGCATCTTGACCAGCACACCGCCAGCGTCTGCTTCTTGCAGATGCCTTGGGAGGCGTTCGTCGCCGGGTTCAAGTTCGATCGCTGCGAGGGTGCGTGCGACGGGGATCGTCGTGTCATGCGACCACACCCCCTTGGGGATGCGCTTCTTCAAGGTGTCCGAATACGCGCCGGGTTCAATCACATCGTTGACGTTGTCCACAATGTTCGTTACAGAAACAACAGCCTCAACGGTGCCTTCGGCGTCGTTGAGGGCCTTTGCTTCTACCTGTGCCTGTTTTGACTCAAGTTCCACGATGCCTCCTGAGCGTCCTGCGCCCAGAATAGGTCGTGTAGGCACCTTCGTGTCGGAGCGTTAAGGATCCCTATACGGCTACAGGGTGATGGCTTGGATTACCTGCCCCATCCGAACAGCGTCAATATCAGCCTGAGTGAGCCCGAACTCAAGCAAACCCGTCTGAGAGGGGGCATTCGTGAAGACCAACGTGCAACGACAGTTAGCCGTTTCCTTGATAGACGCCGTGAACGCACCGGGGTGCATCATCAGATAGCCACCGACAAGAAACGGATCCATAATCGGGCGTGCCTGACCATCAGCGTGGGTGTGTGTGACACGCACCTTCTCATCCCGCTGCGACATCCACACCTTGTACCGG